CCGAAATGCACGGGGATCGGGCCAAAGTCTGACATCACTTGGTGGCCATCCAGATCGAGCGCATAGCCCGCCTCGTCGCGCTGGTAATCCAAATACTGCGGATTGGCGCTAAACGTGTTCTCATATGAACAGGACGGGCAGACGCAGGTCATGCCGTCACCACCACCACCAGCCTTTCCGGCTTTCACCACTGGCGCGAACAGATCGCCATCCGGGCAATGGTCCTCAAGGTTTGTCGTGTAATCCAGCACAAGGCAATCCGCCTTGCCTTCGTGCAGTCGCAGTCCGCGCCCGATGATCTGCTGCAAGAGGCCGATGCTTTCGGTCTTGCGAAGTATGGCGATCAGATCGACGTGGCTGGCATCGAAGCCAGTGGTCAGAACTGAGACGTTCACCAGATATTTAATCTGCTGCGCCTTGAACCGCTTTAGGATGCTATCGCGCTGGGCCTTCGGCGTTTCCCCGGTGACGATCTGCGACAATTCCGGCGGCAGGCTGGACATGATTTCCTGCGCGTGCTTCACAGTGGCAGCGAAGAACATCACGCCTTTGCGATTGACGGCCTGAGCCACGACATCGCCCACGATGGCGGCCGTCTTGCGCCCTTGGCCGTGATATGCGCGATCCACTGCGTCGGCATCAAACTGGCCACGGCTGTTCAGCGCAAGACCGCTGGTGTCGTATCCGTTGGCGTTGATGGCGCCAATGACCGGCGGCGTCAGATAGCCCATTTCGATCAGCGCCCGCGCATCTATTTTGTAGACGCACTTTGCAAAGTATGGATCGCGCGCCTTATCTTCTCCGTTAATTTGCCCGCTTTCATGCTCTTGAAAGATCCATCCTGACCCTAAACGGTAAGGCGTGGCTGTCAGCCCGCATACGCGCAGGTTAGGATTGCCTTGGCGCATTGCAGCGATGATCTCCCGCACCGTCGGCGTGATGCCGTGCGCCTCATCCAGAATGACCAGCGCATAGCCGCTTGGCCCTTCCTGCTGAAAGCGGCTGATCTTATTCTTGACGGTCAGCGGGGAACCAAACACCACTGGGTGCCGCAAATCCTTTGCCCCGGCGCTGGCAGAGAAGGTGCTGGCCCGGTTTCCCGTGGCCAGAAACTTCTCGCGGTTTTGCATGACCAACTCGGCACTTGGGGCTAGGCACAGCACGCGCTTTCCACTCATGCGGTGAATGACTGCCGCAATTTCCGCAATGATGTGTGACTTCCCCGCGCCTGTAGCCGCGTCGATGATGAACGGTGCCGCGCTGCGCTTCATCCATTCCAGCGCCGCATCTGCCGCGTCCTGCTGATATGGGCGGAGCGTCATTTCGGGGTCTCCCCATGCTCAAAGCGGGCAGATCTCGCGGCTCCTATTTCCTCGTGGCAGTCTGCATCACATTCAATGTCTCCAGGGTATATAAACAGCCTTGGCTTGCCGTCGTGCAGCCGCGGTGGAAGATATTTTTTCTGGAAACAAGCCTCATGAATTCTGCCTTCGTCCCGGCCCGGAGGCTGAAAAAAAAGGTAACTCCTTTGATCCGGTGTTCCGACAGCAAGCAAAAGGTTTTTCCCTGTTTGTTCCGTCAGGGTTAAAAACTTTTTCTCATAACCATCAAGGCAGCCGTCATCCGGCTTGACCTCAATGTATGTCCCGCCGTCGAGGTCTGGCAGGTAAAAGTCTGGCAAGTAATACCCCGCCGCGCCAAGATCATACCCTTCAGGCTCGTATTCCCAACGCAGCGGGAATGCGTCAAAAAACACTGCCCAGCGCGCTTCTAGGCGACTGCGGAAGCGATAGCCCTTGTATCGCGTTTCGATTGCTTTGACGCTCATTTGACCACCCAGTAGCTTGAAGGTTTGCCGCGATATGGTTCAAGATCGGCATTCGGGATCAGTGCCTTGACAGCCTTGGCATAGGCAATCGCGCCAGCCTTTTCGATCTTGGTCAGCTTGCGACCGGCGAAGATCACGTCCTTTTTGTCGGCGATCCGCACCATGTCTGCCAGCAGTTCCTTTTTGCGTTCCTCTGCCCGGTCGATGGCCTCACAGATCTGGTCGTATTCGGCGACGATGCGATGCGCTTCCGGCGTGTCGATGATCGGCCGCTTTGGCTCAAGGTGGATTGCTGGATCTTCCCGCTCTGCCAGATATTCGGCATAAAACTGTCGCAGCTTGGGCAGGTTTTGATCTTGCCATGCCGTGCTGACCTTAACGCCCTCCAATGCAGAGCCGCGCGGCGACCATTGGTAAAAATCCCACCAAGGCCGACCCGTGACCCACATGGAAAACTGGATCTGGTCGTAATAGTGCGGCTGATCTGCGAGCGTCTTAAACGCAGGCACCTCATCTTTTCGCAGGCCAAACGGGCATTTGATTTCCAGCCCGTAATTGTCGCTGACCAATCCGTCAGGGCTGCACCCGGCCCAATCCTCGCGCGTGATAAACCCGACAGATTGCACCGCATTCCCGGTTTCCATCTGATATTCGGTCAGCGCGCCAGCCTCGTTGCGCGTGCCGTATTCGGTGGCAATGTTGCCATCGAACTCATTGGGCGCATCGTGCCACTCTCGCACCATGCGGCGCATCACGTCATCGCGCGTAGCATATGGTGCATTGCCCAGGATCGCGCCCACCGACGACGCTGTGATGCGGCCCTTGCGTGCTGCGTGCCATTCTTCTGTTCGCTGTTCCATTTTCGGCTCCTATGTGTTTTGATGGTGTTGCCAGCGCCACGCCTCTGAATGCTCAGGGTAATCGGCTCCTCCCACCTTCGTGGCGCTGGCAACTCTGTCCCAGCTTAGATCAACCGGACCGGGGCAAACGGGATATCGTCATCGACCAAGCCAGGCTTGGCATAGCCTCCGCCCGATCCTGTGCCGAAGTCATCGCTCGGCCGCGCTGCACCGCCAGACATGCCTTTCGGTTTCGGCTTGCGTTCTGCAACGTGGATGTCTTTCGACGCCTTCGACGCAACGGCAGAAACCCAGTTCCCGCTCATCATGCCGCCGTTGCGCGTGTCGGGCATTTCCCATTCCATCATGGTGGCGATCATGGGCTTGTTGGTCAGGCTCAGAAGGTCATCGTTGGTTGGGCGCCCCGGCTTTGCGGTCAGCTTGCCGCCTGCGTTGGCGTCGATGGCTGCCAGCATCTTGCGGGCTTTGTCGCGCTTCTTCAGGCCGGATGCTTCGTCCTTGGCGCTGGGGTCCATGTCCATGACCCACAGTTTGTGAAACACCTTACGGTTTTTGTATTCCTCCGGCGCAAGCACTGTCCAGCGTGCCGAGATGAACTCCTCGCCAGTGGGTTTCATCTCCCACTTGCATTCGTCGATCATGGCAAGCACCGAAGATCCTGCCGGGATCGGTTCAATGTTGCCCGAAGGCACCTCATATTCGGTGCCGGTGTTTGTGGCTGTCTCGCCGTCGCTCAGATCCCAAAAGCCCATCATTCGGCTCCTTCTTCATTGGTGTTGATTTTTGCCCCGCCAAGCGACGGGATGACTTTGGCCAGCGGGTTTTGCCCGAGGTGGTAATCCAAAGGCTCGGTGATGCCGTAACGGTTCTTGGACACGTTGGCCGCCGTGGCGTGGCAGACCATTTCCAGATCGCCCGTGCTGATGGCCTTCTTGCGGTCGCCATCCTCGCCCTTGGTGTAGGTCACAAGCCGCAGGAACCCGACAACATCAACGTCATCGGTGTAGGGCGGTTGCGACTTCGGAGGCAGGCGAAGCGTCCAGCGCATGTAATCGTCAACGTCGGGCAGCTTCAGCGTTTCGACATCGGCGTGCGCGACGAACACAACGTGCATCCCGCGCTTTTCATTCGCCAACCCAGCACCTTTGCGGACGCGCTGGTGCATTGCAGACACCGCAGCCGTGCCAGCGCCGTATCCGCCGAGGGCTTGATTGATGCTCTTGGCCTTCGGGTCTTGCGCCAGAACATCGGCAACGAAAAGCCGCTCCAGCGCCGTCACGCTGTCGATCACCAGCGTCTGGTAGTCGTGCGGCTCGTGGAT